AATATTTATATTATTTAAAACATTTATATTGTTTATTATGCCACTATGTAATGCTATCCCCCTCACCCCTAGAGGTCTAGGCGTGCCCCCCTGGTTTTTTTAGGCCATCGAGTAAATTTTTTATAAAAAGACTATTGACTAATAACTTATAATATGTTACACTTAATTCAAGAAAAGGAGATGAGATAAAATGCATACTAGTATGATACAACCATCTAAATTAATAATGGTTGATGAAAATGGGAACGAATGTGAGTTATGTGGAACAATTGAATTAGATGAATTAAATACAAATGATACATATGAAATAGACCCATATAAAAATACATCAATAACCAACTTATCAATGAACATAAACATCGATAAGTCAATACCATTGACGAGAAAGAAGTTTATAAAGTTGTTGATGTCGAAAGGCATTCAAAGAAATGGTGCTAATGAGATAGCAAAACATGTATTGAAAAAACATGGTAAATATACAATGGTTGATTTATTATTATGGTAGGAGGATGAGAATAATGTTTATAAAAAAAGTCAATATCTTGCATTAAAACACCACTTAGAAGAAGAAGAAAAGAAAGCTATAATGTTGAAAGAAAGGATTAATGCTTTAGAAACACTTAGTCGTTTAACAGAAAAAGAGAAAGCAAGCAATAATATAGAAAAACTATTAACAAAACAAGATTATCGATATGCAATCTTAGTAAAAGGTTACACCACAATTGTGTATAATAATGGAAGAATGGACAAAAATATACATTCAGTAACATTTGAATCACATGTTGGCGATGTACCAAGAATAACGATAAAAAAATGATGAGAGGTGGAATAAAATGTTGAAACTTGCAGATGGTGGGATAATATCAGATGATGATATAAAATGTTATATTGCAAAGGTAGATGAAATTGAAAGACATTTCATTTATAATAAATATATTAAGCCTTGTAACAGGTACAAACGTATATATAAAAGAACCAAAAATAGAAGAATAAAGAGAAAACAATTAAAGAAAGATCCTATGCTCTGTCTAGAATATGATTTTAAACATATAATAATGGACGCTATAGATCATTCGTTTAATGTGCCAATCGGAGTAACGATATATGACAAATGGTATGACAAATATCGAAAGAATAAGAAAGGTGATAACGATGAGACTTTGGCATAAAGCACTAATTCCCTATTTACCAAAACAACAATTGTTAGGGCAACGGAGGAGCAATGACGCCAAGATTAAATAGCGATGGAACACTATTGTTGAATGAAAAATGTTTGAAGGAGAAGAATAAATAATGGATTTTTTGAAAATGTTAATATTTTTGTTATTACTGGTGCCTTATTCACCATCTGAAATAACATTCTTTATTCATTCAATAATATCAAAACTATTTAATAAATAAATTAGTGGTTGACAAATAAAATAAATATGTTATATTAATATTGTCAATTAAATATTCAGGTTACTGTGCAACGGCTGTATGTTGGGTTCGTATTCCAAAGGAGTGGTTCACGTCTAATAACCTGAATCAGATACACTTGTAGTTTAAAGGCAAAATAACAGACTCCAAATCTGTAAGATCAAGGTTCAAATCCTTGCAAGTGTGCCATGTAAATATTTTAGTTTTTTGAAGTTAGTACTTAAATTTAGTACGTGTTACCTTTATAGGTAGCATAGAGTAGATATAAAAGCGAGCGTTAGGGCGACTACGAAAACGTAAATCGGAGAGTAATTACCTCCAGAACGGTAGTCTATATCTATTCTATGGTGTCTATAAGGCACTAATAAGTTTTTGTAAAACTTATTGCTTGTTTATTTAACAATAGGGTGTTGCAGCACCTTAACTATTGTTAACATTACCTTTAACAGGTAGTGTCTAGTTATATAATAGGTTGCAACTGAAAGATAGGTAGTGATTAGCATAGAGAAGTGAGCTAATGATACGTGTATCGCCATTAGACCGAAGAACTTATAAGTCTAATCAATTTATATAACTAGACAGTATCTATTAAAGATACTATACAAGAAAAACACATAAAATCCTGTGTTTGCGAGAGGAGTATATTTTATGTACTGCACTTATTTTAGAGGTAGGGAAAACGACTAATACCCTAGACAACGAGCGAAGTCGTCTACACGAAATATATGAAAACTTAATTTCTTTCGTTGGTGTTAAGTGAATAATATAGAGTAGTGGTACTACCTTTAACAGGTAGTGTACTGATGATATATAAATTGGGTGTGCTGGGAAATGAAACGGTGCAATATTAATTAATACTTGCAAGATTGATTAATATTCCTAGTGAAGAAATATAGGTTTGCAATCGACCAAATATTTAATCATGACTAACGAAGGAAGAATTGCTATATTAGTATGTAAAAAGCCTTTATATCATTAGTACAGTATCTATTAAAGATACGAGTCAAATCGTCCAGTATGACTATAACAAACTGGAGTGTTTCACATGCTTTATGTATGTGTTATTATGTACCTTTCTTACAAGGTTTTATCTCAGTATATAAGTGAGATTATAAAAACTGAGATGTCAATCGCAAAAGCGAGGAAAAAGAGT